TGAGAATAAGAAAAAGCCCAAAAAGCAGAAGTGTGCTGGGTAATACTATACCAGCACACAAATCCGAACTTCTGAACATGCATCCACTCTTACGAGCAAAGCTGGCGGCAAGTTACGGCGAGACCTACAGAGAAGTGTACGACTGGGTGGATCGAAGTTTCGATAAGAAAGGCTATAATAAAAATTATACTTTCAAACCATTCCGTAAACAAGTGGCACGCAATAACATAAAATTTCGTGCCGCACGCAAGCAATATAATCTTGCTAATTATTATTATCATACTCGTGATAGAGGATATTATTATCCCTAACCATGAAGTTTTCTAAACGCAAAGTGCTACGGGGCATCCCGGGCCCTCATGCTGACTGTAAATCCACCCTAATCTTCAGCAGCGCGGGTACAACCAATCTAAGTACTAAAACAATTAACAGTGTTCTCCTAACTAATATTGTCGAAGGCGAGAATCGAAATAATCGCGAGCGTGGCGTCATCCATATCAAAGGATTCCGTTTAAGAATGACATTTAGGAACCGAGACAACCAACCCCTATGGGTGAACGTTGCCATTGTAAACCCTAAAAATGCCTTCCCTAGTAATTCCCTACCTGATGATAATTTACTTACAGTTAGTAAGTTTTTTAAAGTCCTAGGAGCGCCGGACCGAACTGATGGTGCTAACAACCTACAAACGGGTTTGGAGTGGGGGACCCTACCCATAGCTACGGATGAAATGAACGTGATTTGGCACGCACGTTTCAAACTCGGCATCAAGTTTAACGATGCTGCCCAAGACTTTACGACAGGCGCAGGCGGCCCTAACTACCGAACGTTAAACCGTTATATGAAGTGCCCTAAAAAAATATCTTACAATACATCGGCGGGTGATTCATGTGATCAACCCTTTTATCTCATAGTTTATTGCAGTCGCTTTGAAGAAGGTGCAGGCAGCCCTATTGGAAATAGTTTAGCATACACCCAACATATTGTTACTTATTTTCGCGACCCTAACCGATCATAATGCCGTCACAATGGTATCGGAGGCGTCATATGCAAGTTTGGATGAGACCTGGTGGGGCGGGCAGACGTTTAACACGTGTACCCTACCCTATTAGAAGAGCGCGAGCCCTAACCTATTTAAGGGCCACGCGAGCAAGTGCTCAAATGAGAAGACGTTACGGAAGACCCATGCGAAATTGGGCTAGATTATATAGAAATAGACACGCAGGTGCTGCTTAAATGTTAATAATTCTAAACCTATCCTGACTCATTGCATTCATATCTGGTTGTTCATTCGAAAATACTATAACTGTAGGAACCTTCCTCAATATTTTGAAGGAACTCTCGTATTTCGGACTGAAGATCATCCGATCCTTCATAGATTCCAGAACGGAATATTGTAGATACGTCATCTGCCCACGAGGAATATCAAAGAGAAAAATGTCTTTGTCAATATCAATGCAGTAAGCAAGATCATCACGTTTCCCAACCCTAAAAATTTGAACCCTATCTGGGTGTTTTGACATGGCCCATTTACAAATCCAACTCTTACCAGAGTTACCCTCCGGATCAACTACGAAGTTGACAGTACGGTCATTGGGGACTCCGTCAATGATTCCTGCGACTTGAGTTTGCCACCCAAATCGAGGTTCTGACTCGGTGAGAACCGGCGGTGGCGCAATCGCTTCCGCGTAGTCGACACAGGCGCGTCTGTAACGAGCATACAATCCGGGGAACTTAAGTACAATTTCCTTACGAGAGGGTACACGTCCAAGCTCAATGACCCACTCTTTATAACCGTCCCAATCAGTACGCTTGCCCTGATTACCCGGAAAATCACCGAATTCCAAGAAGTTACCATCTTTCTTACAATATTCAGCTGCCTGTTTAGAGTTACCCTTAGCGGCTTCTAGATGTGCTCGTGGTGATACTCGCCTTTTAGCAAGGTCAAAAGAGAGACTATGATCGAAAATAACAAAACCCTGAAGGTGGGGGGTTCCATTTGCCCCGACCTCATAACCGAATACAAGGTATCGAGTAGACTCACGATCTCCAAGAGTTTTAAGAGCTTCCACATCCTGATCTGTGTAGTTGTTAAGTGTGAAACAATACCTCCGAGGCGCCATGTTTAAATTGTGAGAATAAGAAAAAGCCCAAAAAGCAGAAGTGTGCTGGGTAATACTATACCAGCACACAAATCCGAACTTCTGAACATGCATCCACTCTTACGAGCAAAGCTGGCGGCAAGTTACGGCGA